CAGTTGAGCAATCTTCTGCTGGTAACACTGGTGGCAAGAACGTTGATGATCGTTTTTGGCAACCAGAAGTTGACGCTGCTGGCAACGGATACGCAGTTATTCGTTTTCTTGATACGCCAGCCGTTGACGGTGAAGATGGTCTTCCGTGGGTTCAGATTTGGTCGCACGGTTTCCAGGGTCCAGGTGGTTGGTACATTGAGAATTCTCTCACTACACTTGGTAAGACCGATCCTGTTTCTGAGTACAACACTGTTCTGTGGAACTCAGGTATCGAAGCAAACAAAGAAATTGCTCGCAAACAAAAGCGCAAGTTGACGTACATTGCAAACGTTCTTGTGATCTCTGACGCCAAGCGTCCGCAGAATGAAGGCAAGGTTTTCCTTTACAAGTTCGGAAAGAAAATTTTCGACAAGATCAAGGAACAACTTGAGCCGCAGTTTGCTGATGAAACTCCAATGAATCCGTTTGACTTCTGGAAGGGCGCTGACTTCAAGATCAAGATTCGCAACGTCGAAGGCTATCGCAACTATGACAAGTCGGAGTTTGCTGCTCCTGCTGCATTGTTGAACGGCGAAGATGCGAAGATTGAGCAGGTGTGGAAGTCTGCACATTCACTCAAGGATTTCTTGAAGCCCGAAAACTTCAAGTCCTATGATGAACTCAAGGCGAAGTTGGATAAGGTTCTTGGTGCTGGTGGCGTTGCTGGTGCATCTGCAAAGCGTGTTGATGATGAGGAAGCAGCCGCTCCTGTCATTCGCTCTGCTCCTGCCAAGAAGGTCACTGCTGAGAATGTCAGCGTCGAAGATGACGACATGGCGTTCTTCGAGAAACTTGCTGCTGAGTAATTTCGATTAGAAAACCGTAGATGTTTTCAGGGGGACTTCGTGTCCCCCTTTTTTTATACCATGCTCACAGTTGTGAATGCAGTTGGGTGAGCAAAGTCTTTTGCCAATGCGCGCATGAATGAACTGTCTTGTGGTCGTGTTGTAGCCTTTGGTGCTGGACTCTTTGGTATCATTGGTGGTGGACCAGATTGACCTGCTTGTATATTATTGACCACTGGCGCAGGTGCTGTTTGCATCTGCATTTTTGCATCTTCTATTGCAACTGATTGATTCTTCAACCCTTCACCACTCATTGACATTTGAGGCTTGAGATCGGGCGTCTCTTGCTTAGACTTCAACCAATCTGGCTCCATTCCTGCACTCAACCAAGTAGGTTGGTCACTCTTTGGTGCTGGTCCAATTGTAGTGCTTGAACTTCTTTCAACTGTAACTTGAGCACTTCCTTCGTTTCTTGTCTCTGATCTCACTTCAGATTCTGTGAATGATTGTGCTTTTGGTGTTGCTGCAACAGCTGCAGCTCCAGAAGAAGATTCTGCAGTTCCAGCACTTGCACCTGGTCCCAAACTTTGTGGAATCTTTCCACTTTCTGGACTTACAACATCACCACCCTTATTAGCAACTGCAACAGGAGCTCCTGGTTTGTATGGGTTATCTGGTGAACCACCACGCTTTGCAGTTTCAATCGGCTCAACGTGCCATGTTTCACCACGAACAGGTCGAGTAAATCCATACTTCTGCATCAAGCCAAGTTCTGCTGCTTTGTTTGCATCTGGAGAATTCATATCAATCGCCAATCCACGTTCATGGCGACTTCTTCCTGGAGGCGCAGCTTTTGGCGGACCCAGTTTAGCATAGAGCTCGGCTTGTTCCTCTGGTGAACGATATCCAGAATTCAATTGAATCTTTTTGCCAGTTTGCTCATAATATTCTTTGGACATACCAGCCAAACGAGTCTTCAGCTGAGGGTTCAATCCATTGATGTCAACGCTGCTATCTTTTAGGCGAACATATTTTGCCAAATCAGATTGTGATGCCGTTGAACCATCACCCATTCCAAGAAACTGTTTTGCTCCTTGATATGATGAGGAAATGGCGCCACTGATTTTAGAGAACACACCTTGCTCTTGAGCAGGTGGTGCGGTTGTTTGTGGTGTTGATGCAGCAATAGCCATTCCTGCTGCAGCTCCTGCAGCTGCTGCTGGCGCAGCTGCACCTTTACCAACTTCACCAGTACTCTTTTCTGCCTTTTCGTCATACAATGCTTGCTCAGCTTCACTGAGTGCAGAAAATTCTTGCCATAATTGAAACAAATCATATGCAAGCCAAATACTACCAACAACAGTAACTGCAGTTCCAACCCATCCTATAAATGGAACTGTAGCCAATCCACCAGCAACAGCCAATCGCGCACCAATCTTAGCAAACAAACTTGGTGCTTTCTTCTTCACAAAACCAACGAATAAACTCCAGACTTTTGATTTCGCATTCTTCACAACTGCAGTTGATGCGACTTTCTTAGCGACAACTGCGCCACCCACAGCTCCACCAACACCAGCTGCAGTTGCTCCAGCCTCGAGTTTTATGTCTCTTTTTTGAGCAGCAATTTGATCACCAACCGTTTTCTTTTCTCCTGGCGTTTCTGCAAGCCCAGCTTGTTGTTTTAGGAATTCTGGATCAGCATGAATTAGATTGGGATCGCGCATTGAATCGACTGCTGAGTACGCGAGATAACCACCAGCAGCACCTGCGAGTAGTCCACCCAGTCCGAGCGCACCACCCATTCTTCCACCACGACCACCCTTTCCGCCTTTTCGCCCTCGACGTTTATTTCTTCCACCACCTGGTATATTATCCAAAAGGTCTGATGCTGAAAAACCAGCATCATCTACCATATCTTCAACATCATCTCCAATATCATCAAGTTTCTGATGGATGGTTTTATTCTTAGTCATCTCACCAAGATTTTTCAGGATTCCTTCCATAGAATCTGCAATTCGGACCATTGGGTCTTCATCAGCACCAATTGCTTTTCCTAAACTCTCGCCTCTTTTCAATTGAACGTCTTTAGCACTGACCATTTTATCAGTAGCAGTTTCTTTCCATCTACCACCGCCAGCCATTCTAGGGTCGAAATAGAATTCAGACTTGGCAGTTGCTGAAGCAGGAGTTGATTTGTTTCCCAAACTTTTTCTAATTACTAGAACATTCTTTTGAATGCTCATTACTGCTTTCTTTAGCGACGAGAATTCTTTAGATGCCTTTTCACTTTTCTTCGCGTAGATCCCTTCTTTTTTATCTTGATCTTTTTTATATTTGTCGAAAAATGCTGAAGCCTTCTCGACATCTTTATCATCGGCTCTTGCAAATCTTTTTGCAAATGCTTTACCTGCTTGTGGTCCTAATAGACCTTCTAAAAAACCACCCATTTTTGCAGTAGTTTTTTCGGTTGCCAAAGTCCACTGTTCTCTAATCTCATTTTCTCTACGAAACAGTTCACTACCAGACAAACCTTCAAGTTCCTGTTTCAAAGCACGCTCAAGAACTGATGAGTCTTTTCTATCTCGACCCCTCTTCAATTGTTGAGCAAGTTTTTTGATTTGTTGATCTGAAAGGTTAGTCTTCATTTATCTTCTTTGTGCCTGCATCATCTTTAGTTTTTCGTTCTGTTCTTTGATGTAGTTTTCTAGCATCTTTACATAAATTTGTTTTTCCCACGGTATCAAATTATCTAACTCACCCAATGAATACTTGTGATGTTGCATCAAAGTAAAATTGGTCGAATAATAATTTTTCAAGTTATCATAACCAAGCATTAGTCGAAAAAATTTAGGATGCCCTCCAACATTATATGATTCGTGCCATTACACTTATTACATGTAATGTCTTGTTCTAGAATTACAGATGGCGTCGTCGCAAAGAAGTTCTTTATGCTCTTTACTTGCTCCAATGAAAGGCTATCGAAAAATTCTAGTTTTTCCTCTCGGCTAATATCATTCGCCATATACTTTTGTTCAGCATCGTAAATATAATCTAGATATTCAGAGATAATTTCATATCCACCATCTTCAAATTTAGAATCCAATAATGTCTTTGGCAAATTCAAAGACGGATACTTCATACAAACACCAACATCATTGCTGAGTTGAATGATGTTGTTATGACCTTCATCAGATCGATATCTGACATTCTTCAACTCAAGTTGGAACTCAACAGAGTTTGCACACTGTTCCTCCCCAACCATATTTGTACATGTATAAACGAGTTCAGATGTTTCACCAACAGAGTTGATTCTCAAATTGATGAAGAACATCTCAACATCGAAAATCGGTAAATTGTCTACATCGATTTCGTCAATGCAACAATTTCGAATAATCTGTTTGATGGTCTTCAATACTTCTTCCATCTCATCAGATTCTTTCGCCATCAAAAGAAGTTTTTCTTCTTTGACGAGGAATGGTCTATAACGAACATTCTTATTCAACGACTTCAAAAACACTTCATGTATTGGGTGTTCAATCTTTGGTAAAGGCATAATTATTCACTCCATAAAAAATCAATAACTTCCACTTGCTCCACCACCTGCAAATCTTCCACCACCTGGTTTGATTGGTTGTGGTCTTATTGTACTCGGAACTATTCGAGGTGGTGGTGTAGCAGGTTGTCCTCTATCACCAATAGCAGGTGGAGTAGAGCCACTTGGCTTACTATCTTTCTTTTGATCATTTTTTTCCACCATAGGATTATCAGGACCAGGTAGCCAGTAATCGTACCTAAATGTGACTGGCAAACGATGAATTCCATCGTCAGCCCAATTCAAAGACATCGTTCCGATTGAAATTGGAAATGCGCCAAATAACTTGGCATAGTAGATTCTCTGCGAGGTTTGTGTTGCTAGATTCTCGCTTGTAGCAACACCATCGAACTGACTGATTTCGATTTGTGTGCAATAATCATCTTTATATCGAGGATTATAGTTATTGATTGGCATGATAAAATTTATCCATCGATCAAATAACTTCTTTTCCCACATATCACCAGCGCAGATAAATGTCAGAGTTATGTCTCCAAATGCAATTGGCGACGCAGCGAGTGGCTCTGGAACTCCGTAATATCGGTTCTCAGAAACATTTACGCCATATGCAGGAAGTTCTGTCGATTCGCATTGTAGTCTGAGCGGCATCGTATCTAATTGAATACCTGATGGCGGTGCAATTCTAACCTCAAATTTTGAGGTTCGAGCAAAGTCTTTATGCTTATCAAAGTGGTTTAGAAATTCGGATACTTTGAACATTATTTCTTATAGATCATCTTTTCGGTTGGTAGGAATATGGCAGTTTCCCAGTTATCTGGCTCGATATAAATGATAGAAGAACGAATATGATTCAAAAGATATCGCTTTATGCAAGGTTCAAATAACTTGTATCGTCTCGACGACGCCAACAGATCATATGACAAATTTAGACGTGTCGTGTCATCATATTTATCGTTGTTTGCGAAATCGTAGAGTCTATCGAGAAGAGCCAAGCGATTGTATGGGTCTAGATAGTGAAGATTCATGGCTAGAAAACCATCCGAGTACGTCTCCATCGGAATCACGAGTGGAAACTTGTCCCACACAGGAAGAACGTCTTTGAATTTGGGATCATAGTGATAGAAATACATTCTACCAACGAAAGTTTTACCCGAAACTCTCTTTGCGTCGTTGAGAATGTTGGAGCGATTCGTTGGCATTCGAAGGGCTGTAACCTTCTCTCGGAGCCAAGCCTGAGCCGCTGATGTTCTTGGCTGAATGCCCTGCGCGCGAAGTTGAGCCGAAACCTTATCGAAGAGAGAAGTTGACATTATATTCCTAGATGTTCCTCGGTGATGACTCTAAACTTCCATCCCCTTTCGTTACAATATACGTCGGCTGCTTTCCATTTGGCTTCGTTCACGCCCCATGTCATGACTTCGTTGATGTACTTTCGAGTAATCTTAGTTTTCTTCACAGGAGGTTGAGACTGACTCTTGGGTTTTACTTCCAGAATCATAGCCTCTCTCAATCCATTCTTATTCAGAACACGAACAAAGAAGTCAGGGAAATAGCGATGCCAACGATTGTCCACAGGCGATAAATATGGTATTACAATTTCTTCGTTAGACCATTCAACCACGTTCGGATTTTCATCTAGGTGCACCATAACTCGGCGCTCCCATAGACTACGATACCAGATGTTCGTTGGGTCACCTAAATATTTATTGGTATTTTTAGGACTAAATTTACCACTATAAGCCATACAACTATTTATAGGGCTATTCGATGGCAAATCAACAAGCATCTCCAACAGACGCTAAAAGAAGCGCGCAGGGAACTATTACTCGAGATCCCACTGGAGAACAAAGAAAGATAGAAAAAGATAATTATAGTTTTGAAGAATTGAGATTTCCAATGGATATTGGGAATAGTGAGAAGCGATTACATTGCATCAAATTCACACCATGTATACAAGAAAAATCTTCTTATCAGGTAAAGTCTAGTTTAGAACTGAGTGCTGCGGATAGAAATCGAGCTGCTGGCACAGGTGCTGGTTCTGCAAATCCATTCACTGCTTTACAAGCATTAGGTGTTGGAGCTGGTGTTACCTTATTAGGTGGAGCAGAAAAAGCCATTTCTGATGGTGGTGATATTGCTGCAGATGTTGTAAAAGCATTTGATGGAAATGCCCGATCAAAAGCCAGACTCGCTGGTGAGGCTGCAGGAGTAGTAGCAGGTGGTATTGCTTCTGGTGTTATTGTTGGTTCTATCAATCTAAGCCGCAAAACTCGAAGAGCCGCATCATCAATCTTTTTGTATATGCCAGATACAGTCACGCTACAGCAAGTCAATGACTATGATCAAGTCAGTTTGACAGAGGCTCTTGGTAAGGCTGGATTAGTTGCTGCAGCTGGTTCATCTATAAAAGAAGGATTGTTAAGTTTAGGGAGAGAAGGTGGTAATTTGGGATTGGGTGGTGGTGCAAAAGCAGATACAAAGGCTGGTGGGCTTGCTGAAGTTGGTGGTAAAATTGCAGAAGCAACAGGAAACTTTGGCACTGGAATAACTGACGTTCTTTTATTCTCTGCAGGTGTTGCATTGAATCCACAAGTTGAACTACTCTTCAAGAATATTCAGAATAGAGAATTTATGTTTGATTTCAAATTTGCACCACGCAATCAAAAAGAAACTGACCGAATTCATGCAATCATAAAGAAGTTTCGTTTCTATGCAGCACCAGAAGTTCCAACATCAAGCAGTGGTCGTTATTTTATTCCACCTTCTGAATTTGATATTGAATTTCAAATTGGCTCCCAACCAAATAAGTATTTGCCCAAAATATCAACCTGTGTTCTCCAGGGAATTGATGTGAACTACGGTAGTGCTGGGCAATGGACCGCATTTAGAGACGGCGCACCAGTAGAAATTTCTATGCAGCTTCGATTCAAAGAAGTCGAAATTATGCACAAGAAACTCATCGAGGAAGGTTACTAATGAAATACTTCGAGAGTTTTCCAAAAACCTTATATACATTTGATAAAAACACTATCAATATAAACGCAGTTACAGATATTCTCGCAAGAAATACATTTCTTAGAGACATTGTCGACAATGTAAATCTTTCATATGAGTACAACATAAAAGAAGAAGATACTCCAGATATTCTTGCAAGTAAGGTTTATGGAGATTCGTATAGAAGTTGGGTTATTCTTCTATTCAACAATATTATGAATCCAAATTACGATTGGCCACTAAGAACTTCTGTGTTGGACAAATACATCGAAAATAAGTATGGTATGACTATAGAAGAAACAAGAAGTATAGTTCATCACTATGAGAAAGAAACGACCACAACTTCTATGTACAATGGTGTGATGCTAAATGAAACTAAAGAAAAGTCTATCATTAGTGAGTACGAAGTGAACTATACGTCAAACCGATTGACACCACAAGTCTCTCTTCCAACAGAGGCAGACACCTCTCTTACAATAGACTCAAAAACTGCAGTTTATCCTGAGTATATCTTATCGATTGTTACCAAACATAAAGCAGTATCAATTTATACATTCGAATTTGAAGAAAACGAAAAGAAAAGAAGTATAAGATTATTAGATCCTGTTTACGTTGATCGTGTTGAGAATGAATTTAGAGCATTGATGAACAATGGCTGATGCAAGTAATGCCGAAGGAGTTTTTGGTTCTAAAGATTTCAAAATTGAAAGTTTAGAACTTATAAATTCAGGTGGACAAACTTTAGATCTAAGAGAAATATTTGTTGAAATGCAAATATGGCAAGATATCTATTCCAGCGTAATGTATGGTGAGATTCTTATCAATGATGGTAATGATGTTTTTTGTAACTTCTATATGGTAGGAAATGAGTATATAAAGGTGAGTATCGATAAACCAGGATTAGGTCGTCCATTACAAAGAATATTTCGAATCTTCAAAGCCTCTCAAAGAGCTCCATCTACTGATTCTGGTCAAACGTATACATTACATTTTTGCTCTGATGAGATGATCTCTTCTCAGCAAATATTGGTCAGTAAATCATATAAGTCTGCTAAGATTCGAGATGTTGTTAGCGATATTCTGCTCAAAGAACTCGGAACTGAGCCAAGCAGAATTGCATCATTAGAGCAAACTTCTGGAAACTTCGATTTCATTATTCCGAATTACAGACCATTTGAAGCAATTCAATGGGCAGCTGCAAGAGGATATGATCAAAAGAAGTTTTGCTATTTCTTTTTCGAGAATAAAAATGGTTTCAATTTGACTTCACTACAAACATTGATCAAACAGAAGCCATATAAAACATTGAAGTATGAGTTGAAGAATAATGAGCGAGATCCTGCAAACAATAAAGATTCTATCGATAACTTGGATATTCTAAATGATTTCGATATGCTCAATTCTATTCCTAATGGTGCATTTGCATCGCGTATGCTTATGATTGATCTATTCAATCAAAGTTACAATTTTGCTGATTATGATCTGACTTCAGCAGAAAGCCAACAAAATCTAATCAACAAATTCAAGCCAGTAAA